TAAGAAGTGAGCTATTCGATGAATTCGTAAAATATAGGCTTTCCCCACCAAGAGAGAGGCTACCGCCATTTCCGTCTACGTCGGTCAACTTCAACCGCTCTGTTGACCCACTCCAAAACGCAACCGTATCGCCTGTGGAATTCTTGAGATTGAATGTTCCGTTCGAGCCGTTCCCACCAAGTTCAAGGCCACCGCTTGCGCTCAATAACATGGATGTGTTCGCCGGAGTTGTCCAGTTACCGCCACGATATCCTTTGATGCCAGTTGCGTTAACTACCGTCCTCTGATTTATAGATGGATCGGTATCAGTTAACTTTACAGAATAAGGAGAAATGTCATCGCTATATGTGCTATAATTCAGCGAAATCGAGTCAACATCTTTGTTTGAGGTGGTTATATTGATGCTTCCATTTGTGATTGTGAGTGCGCCAGTATCCAAATTCCAACTATTATCCCCATTTGCGTCTTGCAGAATCCCGGTCTGAATGACATTGGCGATGATGCGCCCATTCATGTCAACGGCAAAGTTGTAAGTGCCGCCGGAATAGGAAGTCGAGTGAGCAAGGCCGTTGATGTTCCACCGCCAAACGGAAGTCGCAGAGTCGAGGTCTTGGTTGTTGGCGATGACCAGTTCTTTCCAAGATCCGTCAGCGTCTAAGATTTTCGTAATGACTCCGTTGTCGGCGGTTTCTATATCGTGCTGAATCTCCTGTGCCATACTGGAGACAGCCGCCTTGATGTGCGTGGCGGTGGGATTGAATTCGGTGGTGTAGTAGAATTCGGAATCGCCGTAGCACTCAATCGTCTGCTTGATGCCGCCGTTAAAGGTGGTGGTCATCTTTTGCACATAGCAATAAGCGGTGTTGCCGTCCGAAGTCACCTTAAGAACATCGCCTGTATCGATAGCCGGATTGCCTCGGAATTCAATGGTCATCGGCTTAAATGTAATACCGCCGACATTCGTTAAAATCGTACTGGCGTTTGCGGAAGTAAGGTAGGGATTTTCGCCGACAAGGCCAGTTCCGCTTCCGGCAGTAATGGGGTTGTTCTCCGTGCCTGTGGTAACGGAACTAACTGTAAACGGATCTCCATCACCAAGACCGCCCAAGTAGATTTCGTTGTCCGTTACGGCGTTCTCTGCGTTGTCCTTGTCAGACCATGCGCCATCCAAGGTTATTGCCGTGATGCTTGTGGGCGCAGTTCTCGACATCTTGAGGTTGCAACCAAGAGAGTTAGTCCCCCAAACCCAAGAGAGCATCTGACGGCACGTTCCTTCGTACAGTTCGTCTACATAGCCTGTCAGAGAAACAGAGGTGGAAACGAATCCGGCCTGTGTGAGAATATCCTCGGCGATATCGTCAACCGAATAGCCGCTACCGCTTGCGGTAACTGTAGGCACATAATCCTTGTTCAGCTTGGCGAACTCATCGTATGCCACCACCTTGGTGGATAACTTCGCCCGGTCGATTTCAGAAATGTAGAAGCGTCCGTTCCAAATGTACTCAACTGTGGCGGTATCGTTTTCGATACTGTCCACAGGGGCAGTACCAGTATCCTTGGTCACTACGCCCATATATGTATCTATATATGAGTTAGCAAGCGAGACTCCGGCAGGGAGTCCGCTATTAAAGAATTCCACCTCTACATAACGAGAACAAGCCCCACCAAACATGGGGCGTTCCTCGTCAGCAAGCTGTTCGTGGAGCGTGATGGAGACAAGCCCATCACACCCACGAATCAGCTTTGTGGCATCATTATTGAATTTGATATAACCACGGCACTCTCGCTCCGTGGCGTATATCGCACTTTTGTAGTCCGCAGATGTAGTCCGCATCAGATTCCCTTTCTCACATCTCGATAAAGTTCATCGAGAGACTTGCGTACATCCATGAAGTAGTATCCGATGACGGATACCAATAAACAGGCATGGAGCGGTCACCGACATAAACCCAGTAGGTCTGCCTCGTTGCGCTCTTCGGATCGACAACGGTTAGCCGGAAACTCGCTTCCTCGGTTGCGTTGAGGATGGTGGTCAACTGGCTCTGCGTCAGAGCCGCCCATTTGCAGTTGAACTTCCGCTTGACCGCCACCCTGTCCCTTATCATCGTTCCGGCGGCGTTGCGCCCTGTGGTTGCCGCATCGACATCGTAGATGTCCGGCGTGTATTCCTGTGGATAGGGAAGGGTAACAGTATTATTGTTGCCCTTCGTCACCACCAGTTCTGTAGTCACAGTTGCCATAACTATCTCCTCAAGTCAGCAAGGCCGAACGCCCTGTCGCACGGACTACATTGTTGTTGCGCCGCACGGTATTCCGATAAATGACCTCGCCGTCCAAATAGATGTCACCGCCCTGCGGATTCGCCGCTAACGCCGCAGTAAATGCGTTGTACAAGGCCGCACTAAGCTGTTCACTATTCATAACGCCTGTGCGCCCACCGAACGTGCCGACAAGTTCCGGCGATGCCCCTCGCTCACCTGCGATAAACATAGACCCGGCATCCGGGAAGCCGCCGGAAGCGAACTGGGCAAACTGTACATTCGGAGTGTTCTTTACATTCTGCCCTGTCATGACAGAGGTCATAGCGGCAGATGCCGTGGAAACATTCTGCTTCAGCGTTCCAAACAGCTTGTTCAGTTTCTTCTCGACATCGGATGCATCCAACCGCCCCTTGATGGTCAGATCGATGGGGTCGGGCTGTTTAATCTTCGGGATGACATCCTCTGTAATCGGCTTGAACTTGGTGTTCTCGATGTTCTCTATGTTCTCGTCTGTGATATGTGGAATTACATCAAGCGGAATGGTGGGGATATTCCATCCAAGAATATCGTTAATCCACGCAATCGCACTATTTAGCTTGTTAATCACCCAGTTCAGCTTATCGTTTAGGAAGTCTGCGATACTGTTCCAAGTATCTTTTATCATGCGGAGAAATCCGACAAGCAAATCAACAAGGCCGTTCTGAATAGGGACAATCACGTTGTTCCATGCGAACTTCACTATGGTGTTCAGAACTGGCTGAAGCCCTTCGTTCCACATCCACACGCCAAGTTTCACAATGCCGTTAATGAGGTCGGAAACCAAGCCAAGGATAATGTTAACCACATCAATGATGAAGTTTACAATTCCTGTGATGATGACCGCCAGTAGGTGAACGAGGTCTTGTAACGCACCTTCCATATCGCCGTGGGTCAGCTTGTAGATGAGCCGGAAGATTGTGCCGACTACATCTATTACCGTTGACAGGATATTTTTAACGAGGTTGATGATCGAACGGAGCGTGTAGCTTCCGAAACTGTTCAGATTGTCGAAGAAATCTTCGACTTTTACACGAACCCCTTCGAGCCAGTTCCCTATCTTGTCTCCCCACAAGGCCGCTACCGCAAGCAGAGCAATAATCCCTGCGAGGATAGGATGCGCTTTGGTGAATGCGCCAACCGCTTTCAGAATGCCTTTCACGCCCGGAAGATTCGATGCGGCAAGCAGACCGCCAAGCGTGGCAACAACTGGAAGTATCTTGTCCCAAGGTAGCCCCTTCAGCCAATCAACCGCTTTCTTAATCCACTCCGCAATGCCCTTGGCCTTTTCGCTTACTTCGGCCTGTTCAAACATCGTGGTCATGGCTGTGTTGTCTTTTTTGCCGCCGTTGTCTCCGTCTAAGCGGTTGATTTCATCGAAGCCCAAGAGGGAGCGTTTCAGTTCTTTCGCTTCCTCGTTCGACTCTTGCAAATCGCCCAACACGGCCTTGGTGTATCGTCCGTTCTCGTCCGTCTTACCGAATACAACAGACAGCACTTGTGCGATAAAGTCCGCAAGCTTGCTAAACCAATCCACCAACTGCACCACTACAGGCATCAACGCCTCTAACACAGGTCGCAGAGCCGTGGCAATGGAGTTCTTCAGCATCAGAATATGATTCTTGAGATTGTCCACCGCCGGAGCGAATTCCGTGCCGAACTGCTGACTATATGTGTACAGATTCGACAAGCCCTCTTTTAGCGCAGAGGTTATGTTTTTTAATGCCGTGCGGATCGCACGATACATGGCAATGCGTCCAATGGATTTTATGAAACCCTTAAACTTTGATGCGGCCTGTTTAGCCGCAGTACCTGCCTTCGCAACGGATTGCATAAGGCTTGCGTTCTGCTTTGCCGCAATGCCGGAATCAACGCCAAGCTGTTTCTCTGTTTCAGCAATATCATAGAGGGTGCTTTGATATTGCATAGAGTTTTGGTCTACACCAAAAAAGTCCATTTTGACTTTTTTGGCTTGAAGCTTTTTCAACTGATCGTTCAGTTTCTTGAACGCATCTGTTTGCTTCTCAGCGGAACTTTTTACGCTCTTGCTTGCCTTATCCGATGCCTTGCTAACAGCATCGAATGTTTTGCTTGCCTCATTAAGAGCGGCGATAGCCTTTTCCGCTGACGCTTCTACTGTTACAGTTAAGTTGTCAACTTCAGCCATCGCCATTACCTCTCTTCCTCTCTCTTACAAACTTCAATGTATGAAGTATCTTTCTCTGTTTTTCAGCCTTGCGCTCAGTTTCGGTAGTGGGAATAGGATATTCCATATATTTCTTTCCCTTTGAACCTTTCTTAGCGAAAGCGTTGGACAAGACCGTCCCAAAGGCATCTGTGTTGTATGCGCCCATTAGGTGTAGCGTCTGATTGCGGTAAATCTCTTTACACTCCCACGCCTTTTCAAAATCATCGTAGGAGAACCGCTCGTCAGTATCGTAGAATTCATCCCTCGGCATACCGATTGCCATGTAGTAGGCGCACAATTCGCCGATGAATTCACCTAATGTCCGGGTTTCTTCTTCTTTGCCTTGGTAGTAGGGTGATGGTGCTACCGCATCACCCAAGTCACGTTTCCCTTCGGTTTGCTCGTTATATACTCAATTTCATCCTTGAGCATTTCAGACAGGCAATCCAACAGGCTCTGCCCCTCTTCGTTATCATTGACAAGCAAATCGTACAGGCGGTCACGCTCTTCCTTCGGAACGTAGTTGTGCCGTGCGATAAACGCCCCCCGGAACAGTTCATACGGAACATTCAGAACCATGTGTTCCATATTGGTAAAGTCGAACCCTTCCTGTTCCATCTTCCGAAGCGAACGAGGCGTGTACTCAAGCGTGTAGTCAACGCCGTCTACAGTAAACGTGATGGTCTTTCTTGCCTTATCCTCTGCCATTATTTTTTCTCCCTTCTCTTAAAAAAGAGGGGTAAGGGCGCACCTCACCCCTCGCATACGGATGTTAGGCCGTGGTAATGGTGGGCTTCGTATCCCAACCATGAATCTCATTGACAGCGCAATGAGCCGGAATGGTACTCAGTTCGTTCTGAGAGATGCCGGACGAGCCAAGGGCAACAGGCCGCCCTGCCCAAAAGAAAGCATTGGACGCATCCGGGAAAACATAAGCCCACCACAGACGCAGACCAGTAGCGTACTTCGTAGCCGCCGTGGTAACAAGGCCGCTCCACGCCGTGATAACAGCGTTCGTGTGATTCAGCGTGTAGGCCGCATCACCGCCCGGATCCTGTCTGCCGGGGACATAACGAGTGATAGTGTCCGTGATATCGGATGCGTCAATCGTTTCAAGCGAAAGGTCGAACTCCGGGGCTTCGTTTACATTAGGCAGTTCCGTGTAGCCTGTGGTCGGACGAGTCCCGGCAGTAGTTTCCCAAGCGTAAACAACTTTCGCACCAACTGTCGTGATTTCAAGTGCCATTTGATTAAATCTCCTTACCTTGAGGTAATGTTGAAATGATTCTCCGCACCGTCATACCCAACGGAAACAATGCCGCTATAACGAAGCGTGAGTCTGTAGATATTGCGGTCTACGTTGGGAGTCCGAAGGTACATCGCCCTGCGAAAGCCCAACTCAGACAGCGATTTATCGACCACGGCGGCGATTTCTTTCGCATCGCTCTTCCGGGTCTGAGAAACTGTAAAAATGTTGACCGTGAAGGTCTGTTCGGCGGCGAATTCCCGGCATTCGGCGGTCATAGAGGCGGCGTGGGTGGTGTTGTCGGACATCTCGATACAAACATGAGGGAAAGAGGCCGGATTCTCGGTATACTCGGACGAACAATCCACATTGGTAAATGCGGCAAGAATATCTGAGCGCACATAGCTATAAACATAGTTTTCCACATCTATCACTTTGTAAACACCTCTTTTGCCAATTCTTCCAGTTTGCGCCGCATCTCCTGTGCAGAAAGCCACATTCCCGGCTGTTCCGGCGTACCGCTTGTTCTTCGGCTTTGACCATCAGCACCTTTGTAAGACCAACTCTGCTTACGGCCTCGGTGCTGCCCGTACTCACCTATCCCAACGATACCTTCCGGCCTTGTTTCGTGGTACGGATCGCCACCGCCATTGAAATGCACCCCTGCGCCAAACTCGATAAACGCAATCGCCGTTCCCATCGCATTGATGGTGTACCGCACTACTCCGTCATCGCCCTTACCGCCCTCTGTAGTAACATAGATGTTCGTTACCTCAAGCGGTTCTCCATCGTAGTAGTCGATGTCATAGACAACAGTATCGAAGTAATCCCTTGCGTAGGCCGCACCGAAATCTGTGAGTGCCTTGGCAAGCTTTTCCGTTCGATTGTTTATCTTCCGCTTGTAAGCACCAAGCTTTTTCTTAGCTTCTTTGATGCTTGCCGGGTCGAAGATGTTGATGTTGATTTCCATCTTATGCGCTCACAACCGGGTACTGGAGTGCCTCGTTCTCGTTTAGCTTCCGCACGGCGTAGGAAATGTGGTTGAGTGACTTGGCTACCAACAGCACCGCATAGGGCTTGCTGTCGATGTAAAAAAGGCTGTTCTCATCCACAGGGCAATCCATATCGTCCACAATCACCGTGTTGGTGTACGGCACATTGATGCCAAAAAGGTCAACCTCTGCCGTTCCCCTCGAAGCGGAAACGGACGCTCGGATGTAAACCGGGTCGGAGTAACTCGGAGTCTTCTCGCCTGTGTAGTAGCCGTTGCCATCCACAACCTCGGTGTAGCCATCGTAGAGGATGTAGGCGATTTCCTTTTTGTTGCGCTCAAGATTCCGCATCAATACATCCTCGCATAGGGCATGACTTCCATCAGAAGGTCTTCGTCATTGACGCTACCATAAATGCGGCTGACTCCGTTCTCTGCATGGGAAATTTCAGCCTCGCCGCCTCTTCTAACGAAGGCTCTCATCGCAAGCCTACATTGCAGACCGCAGTACTGAGGGGGGACGGTTGTACCTTCCGGGTATTCGCCGCCGTATGCTCGATACAACCGCCCCAAAATCTTGTCCTCTGCATCCGACAGATACACGCCGATTAACTCATCGGTAGCTTCCGGGTCATTGCCGCACAGAGTCTGCGTATATACAATTTTCTGTCCTTCGCTCATCATGTATCTGCCCTCGCTTCAGTAGTTATTAGCCGGAAACAGTAAGTCCGGCGTGGAGATAGATGCCCTTGACCTTGTTGTCAAAGACGAACGTATCGTGGACATAACGGAAGTTAGCCACATAGCCGTTCGCATACGGCACCTGCGCCGGGGTGAACAGACGCACATCCTGCCACTTCATGACTTTGATAACCGCACTCGGATGGACAATCATGAAGTTGATGGCGTTGCCGGACAGGCTATAGCCACCTGCGCCACTCGCAGAGGTCGGCTGAGCAAGCGTGATCTGCGTATTAAACCGGGCAGAAGGAACACGGATAATCCGCATATCATCAAGGTACTCAACATTGTAGTTGACATTGTTCTCGGAGTTGATGATGCGGCGTTCAATCTTCTGCTTCAGCGCATTGTAGCAAGTAGGGCTGACGAACAGGATACGGCCTTCATAAGGGACTTCGTTGTCATCCATTTCCGCTTCAGCGGCAGAAATCAGAGCCGGGACATCGGTAGTGCCGGGGACGATGGTTGCCGCCGTGCCGGACAGGATGTTAGCAGTTCCGGCTAACTTAGCGAACGTGTAAGCATCCAGTTCCGGGATGACCTGCGTCCGGGCAGTCTCGGAAATCTGTGAAGCTACAAGCATATTCATGCTCTCTTCGTTATCAACCAATTTGTTATCGCAAAGGCTTTTTGTCCTCTGCTTCACATGGTTTCCCATGTGTTCAGCATATCTTTTCATCCTTTTGGGATGCCCCGGCCTCGTGGTGGGATTATATCTTTTCACCCACTATGCGTTGCCCCTGTCCTTGATTCTCAAGTCCTTCGGTTCGGATTAGCTTGCCTTTCGGTTTAGCCTTCCCGCTTAATTCCGGGGTTTAATGACGCCATCAGTTACGAAGTTAAGCTGTGCGTTTAGCGTCAAGCAGGTACGAACGTCCACGATCCTGCGTAAGCTGTTTGCTCTCCCAAGAGCCGCTCGAATTTCCGGCTACATAGCCGCCGCCACGGCTATAGTCAGCCATGCCAAGGGTGCTGAATTTGTAGTACTTGATGGTATCAACGCCAGTCCACTCTACGCTCCCGGTATCCAGTACGGAAGACAGGGATTCTCTTTTGTAGACGGCATCGAGTCTCGGAATACACTTGTCGGCAAGCGTCAGAGAGTTGCTGACAGGCATCGGATTGGTAGTTGCCATTGATTTCTTTCCTCACTTATAATTTTTGGTCACAGCCCAAAAATCTTGTCCAGTTGCTTGTCCAATTCGGACTTCGCCGCCCCGGAAGGGGGCATTCCAACCGAAAGTCCGGGCTGTTTGTTGAGCGCAGAGACATCGAGTGCTTTGCGCTGATTCTCGTTAAAGGTCTTGATGGCGGCAAAGAATTCATCCTTTACCCCATCCGGGAGCGATACTGCCATAAGATTGGCGGTTTCGCCGTCAATTCCGGCTTCCATCAGCTTCGCTTTGTGTGTGCTGATTCGTTTCTCTGTGCGTAAGGCATTCAGTTCGTCCAGTTCGGCTTTTCGCTGTTCAGCGAGTTCAGCTTCCCTGCGTTCCTGTTCTGTCTGCCGTTCACGAAGCGCACGTTTGAATTCTGCGGCTTCGCTGTTCGCCTTGGAGAGTGCGGCCTTGAGCCGGACTACTTCATCGGATTCCGTTTTGCTGTCGGCCTTGGGCGGCTCAACAACTGGCGGCGTGGGTTCTTTGCTGACGGCCTTTGCTTCGTCAATCTCTGCCATATTGTTCTCCTTTGCGATTAGAGGCTTCCCTGCCTATGATTTCCGTTTTTAGGTCTTTTCTTGACCGATGCGATTTTTGTATTGCGATTTCCCTACCGCAACTATTTCGTCCCCCGGCCTTTTATATTCCGCATACCGGGTTGCGGTTGCCGGGGAACTTCCCTCGGCATATATGTGAATGGTGTAATACCATCACTTACTATAAGTACACCAACAGAGGCATCCCACGTCTTCTTCCGCTATCCCCCATTCACCGGGGAACTGCGTCTGACCGCCGTTGATGGAGTAGAAGTATCCGTCAATCGGAGAGGAAACGCCATCAAGAAAGATGTGCGAATCCCGGCTTGTCGGAAGCATCATGCAATGCCATGTCTTCGTCTTCGCTCCGGCCTTGGTTGCCGTGGTGTAGGCCGCTTCGTTCGAGTCTCTGTGGGCTTCCGTTTCGATGATCCTTACGATGTCTGCCTCTGTACCACCATCCTCGAAGTGTTGCCAAACCCTGTCTCGCCAAGTCTTGCCCTCTATCTTTTTGTCCACCACATCCATGACTTCGTCCAATGAAGAGGTAATGTTGGACGATAACTCCTCGTTGGTCTGCTCCTGTCCGTTGGCGTAGGCCAAGAGGAAGAGGTCGAGCATCTCATCGATGATGTCTTCGCAATCCTGTTTCGAGCGGATCTTTCCGTCTTCAAAGTGGATGCCGATGCTATCCTTCAGCGTATTCAGTTCGTCAAACGGCATCAGACTCATCGAGTATCTTGGCAATGTTCTTGTTTGCCAGTTCTAACCCCCTTTCGTAGGTCGCTTCCCAAACATCATGCTGATTGCGCTTGCAATCGCACTTGAGGTCGATGAACGGAATCAACGCTTCCAGTTTCACGATTTTCTTCAAATCGTCTTCCCAAGTTGATTTCCCCTTCGACAGCACCTTTTCGTAGTGGGATTCCGGGGGAGTCCATTTGAATTTCGGAATGCCCTTGACGATTTTCTTGACCGGGATTTCGGACATATCCATCGGCAGTATCCACCCGGTCTTGCCGTCCTCAATGCCCTGCTCCCTCGCTACCGCAAAGTCCGTGGCGATGACAGGCGTTCCCACGCTCAGACTCTCAACGATACTGTAGCTATAGCCCTCGGTATCGCTTAACTGGACGAGGTAGTCCGCATCGGCGATGTAGTCCAAAATCCCTTCCACATCTGCCGGAAGCACCGCCATCTTCGGATGAACAGGCATCTTCGGTTGGTCGGTAAATACCAACCATGTGAACGGCACTCCCTCTTTGTCAAACGCCTCGCACAGCTTTGTCATGCGGTCATAGCCTTTTTCCGGGGATAGCCGGGTAGCTGATACAAGGTGCAATACCTTCTTGGTCTTCTTGGGGGTGTAGGGGTTGTACATCGTTTCGATGTTCTTCGCCCATTCATAGTGTTCCCGGATTCCGTTGGTTGTGTTTTCGGAAACTCCAAACCGATGCGTGATGCAAGGCTCTTGGCAGGGGTTGAGGTGGCGGTTGATGTAATCTGCATGGTAGGTCTGAATGTACTTCTCGGCCTTGACATTGTGGAGAATATCCCACCCCCATCCAAATATGAACACATCGCAGACTATCTTGTCAGCAGGGGTTATCCGCACAACCCGGCACACCTTGGCGATTTTCGCCATCTGCTGTGGATCGCCGTTGATGTAGCAGACCGTGATGTCATAGTCTTTCCCAAACTTCAACGCCATTTCATAGCAGAATGTCTCCACACCGCCAACGATGTTAAAGGATGGGAAATATATGACATTTTTAAGGTAGTAGACCATTAAGCGTTCCCCTCTGCGTTCTCTCCGTTATTGTTGTCCTCTTCAATTACGATGGCCTCTCCCTGTCCGTTTCCGGCTTCTTCGGCTTTGATGGCCTCGTCCGGGTCACCCCAAATAAGCTTGAGGTACTTTTCGCTCAGCTTGACATCCGCAACAGGGTCACTCGACAGGCCGCTCTTCTTGAATGCCAGTTCCGGGTGCATACCCATCGCCAACATCGTCTGCGCCGCCTGTGCCTTGCTCTGCACGTTCGCAGTTTCATTACGGACAAAGTTCAGTTCAAAGTCGATGGGCTTGATGTCGAGGATGCTGTTCCGCTTGAGGACATCAACAAGGATCTCATCAAAGTAGGCATTGCTCTCCTTGAAGAGGTCTTCGGTATTCCGGGCGGCAGATGCGGCTTGCTCCCATCCATTATTGAAAATTGCCGCTTGCCCGGTTGAATCGTATGTGCCTCTGCCGTGAGTGGTGGAAGTAGGCATGGCGCAAATCTGCATTACCTCGTCATACAGATTGTCAACGAGCGTCTGCGTCTGCTCTTGGTTAAGTTCCTCAGACAGTACCTTGAAGTCGGCTTTGTTCTCCCCAATCGAGGACAGAGCAATCATTCCGGCTTCCTTAATCTTATTGGCGGTAGTTCCTTCCTCAAACTGGCAGTTGACCGCCACGATGATAGATTGGATGAACTGCGCCACGCCGTCTGCTCTATTGCTCTGAATGTCTGAAATGGCATCCAGTAACGGAAGAACGGCCTCATATGCGCCCATATTTACCGAATTGTATCTATATTCGATAATGGGAATATGACCAAGCGTGTTGGCTTCCGTTTTCAGAAGAGTGGTGGCCTGTGTGCAGTAATTCTTCCAATCGGAAGTCTTCGCCTGTGATGCGCCGCCCTCTAATCGGAACACTCTGTCGGCGGTGTAAACATCAATCAGAGATTTGTAATCGCTGAGAACGATGTTTACCGCAAAAACAGGCTTGTTTCCGGGGCGAAGACTATACACAACAAAGGCAGAACGAGGGTCAAGAGCATAGGCTTTCAGCGGAATATCCTTATCGCTCCTCGGCTCAACATACAGAGCCGCCTTGCCAACCATATGAAACCAATCCGCAAGCTGATTGTCTGCCGTCTGCTTGCCGCTTCTGTGCAGATACTCGTTCAGCTTGTCAACCTTGCCCTTCTTTCCGGCCTTGCGGCTAACATAACTGCAAGGTTCTTGGAGCAGATAGCCGCTCTTAAACGTGGTAATCTGCTCACTTATATTGACAACAATCTTATTATTAACGAAATCGTTGTAGGTCTTAGTCCTGTTCAGCACAGGCTGAAAACCACGCCTATACCAGTAAAGGTAGTCCTCGTCCTGTACATTCAATATATGGTAGGTAAGTGCGGAATTGACCTCATCGATAACATTGTCTTCCGTGATCTCGTCTACAGTTGTATAGATATCTCTGCGCCCAAACAGGAGCGGATTGCTCGGTGCTTCCGGCGCAAGCGGTGGGGTATTCATTTCATTAAGTTCAGAATCTGCCATATATGCTCCTGTTTTTTCCCCTCATAACAAGAGGGCGCAGTTTCCCTTAGAAACTACTCCCTCTGTATTATATAAAATATCACAAAACTTCCGTTTTGTCAAGTGAGTTGTCTGACAATTTAACAAAAACGAGCTGAAATTGTCAGAATGGACGCTTCATCACAACAGCCGTGTTGCGTAAGACCTTCGCCTGTACGAAGTCAGCAAGCATACTCATAGCGTCCGGCACATCATCGTGGCGATTTTTCCCTACCATAGAATAAGATGCAAGCATATTCATAGCCGTCCTGTACTCGGAATCGTACTTGTCCGGGGCAAGGAAAAGGAAATGCTCTTTTACAAAGGCACTATCAACTATTATGCGTGTATCCTTATTCGCAGTAGAGTATTTCGTGGTGATTTTCGTGATGCCGCCAAGTTCATTTATCTTATTCTGTACATTCTCGGCGATTCGCCCACCTGCGCTGTTGCTTTCAAACCTTGCCATTTTCACGGCATACTTGTTCAAGGCGTCCACCAAGCGAGGCTCGACTATCTCCGGGGTTTTATTATCACAGACAATATGGCAGATATAAAACTTATCCCCATACTGATAAGCTATAGGCATACAGAAGTAGTCATCGCCCTTGTTCTTAGTATCGCACACCGCCCAAGTGGCATCCGGGTCTTCCGCAGGGAGATCCCAAAACCGCTGAAGTTCGTCTGTCTGATATAACAGACCGCTTCTCTCTACAGGCGTGTTCATGTACAAGGCGAGGAACGAGGCTTCATCCATAAGTTCCTTTAATTTATTGTAGTACTCAGTTGAGTAGCCAATATCGCCGCCGTAATCAAAGTTGGATTCGCCGTTTTCATCCAACGCCGGAACGGTAACAAACACAGCCCTCGGATTGTCTCCGTAGTTTTGCTCAAATCGCCCAATCGGATCTCGCACACTCCACCGGGTAGCAATGCACAATATCTTGCATCCACCCTTTCCGAAGCCGCCCTGCATTCTCTGCAATAGGTCTGTACGCACCTTAGACCACTTCGCTTCCAACCGCTCCTCGCTCATGGCCTCTTCAATGCCCTCAATGATATCGTCCATGTACAACAGTTGCACGGCTCTCGCTAACCCGGCGTTGCCGCCCTGTATAGACCGAAACTGGAACGTGCTGAACCTCTGAGGCTTGTCTACATCTATCTTTAAGTCAAGGGCGTTGGTCTTGACGATGCTGTGCTGTGGGAATATCTCACTCCAGTTATACTCACCATATGCATCCAAATGCCTACAAGTTTCCTCATACATCCCTCGCAAGAAGCTACTATTGTGTGATGAAACAAGCATTCCCCTCAAAGGGTCACGCCCTGCCAAGAAATCCATGAAGAACTGCGCTATAGTGGTGTTATGGGTTGGAATCATTGTCCGTCCGGCAAGGTACATTCCATCGCCCTCAACGGTAATGCAATTTCCCTCTTTCGGCTCAACTTTAGTTATGCTCACCATCCCAATGGCTCTCTGCTTACTGATTTCAGTATTTCTCTTCCGTTCAAGCGCACAAGGGATGAATCTATCCGGCGTGAAACCGATAACATAAGTATCTAAACGGCCTTCAATACCGCTCGAAGATACAATTGGTTTATGCACGGCAACGGACGCTCTCCATCCAAATGAGGAAACCAATTCCACAAATGTATCACGGAGTTCAACATCGCAAGTTGCGAACTGATACTTGCGACCGGCCCTCGTTCCGTCAGTATCTATCAACCCGGCTAAAAGTTCAAGCCGCTGTTCAATACTCGCCGTGAGATATTCTTCCGGGATATGCTTCTCCGTCCTATAATGAGATGCGCACATATTGAACCGTCTGAGTTCCTTGCGGATGTCGAAAACATACCACTTAGTCCCCGGTTGTCTTTCCTGTTCATATATATGCGTTTCAGTATATCCACATTCGTGTATTTTCTCTATAATTGCGTAGTCATCAATATGATTGGTGATTCTTGGTTGCGTGTTACTACCATCCCCCAACCACACACCAAGCAGATACGGAGAGAATAGTTCCTTCTCTTCTCCGACAACGCATCTCGGCGGCAGTTGGTAAGAATACCGATGCCCACGTTTTCCACGTTCACCACCAGTTTCTAATTTACGCTTTTCGTATTCCTTCGTTTCGATGGTGACATACATTCTCGCACCTCTTTCGTATGTCATCCATTCGTGCCGCTCATGGCATTGGATCTTCTCTCCGTTGCTAAACTCAACAAGCCTATCCAACATACACTTCGGATGGACATGAGTAACACGCTTGAATTTCCCATCAAGCCCTATTACCTCATCTCCCACAACTAAATCGCCGTGGTTTTTCCATCCGTTGCGAGTTAAGATGGGCGTATCGTTCGCCAAGGCCTTACCAACACCCGGCGGCATACTGATGCACAACATATCTATCTCATCGTCAGCAAGCCTCTGTAGTTGTTTCACAATCCGCAACAACTGCTTCCTTCGAGGCAGGTAAAACCGGGCGTGGGGTTCTCTGTCCCATTCCATAGCGATGATAAAGTCATCAAACTTCTCCTTCGCCGACAGGAAATACGCCGCTCTCAACAACGGCATCACATCTTCCCCTTCCCCGGTCTTCGCCCTTATCTTCGCAAGCCTCGCTAACCCATTCCGATATGACTCCAATAACGGATAGGTGTCTTTGGGATCATCAGCATATGACGCTTCCAACACATCATACGCCTTGCCCCACATCCTGTTCTTTATAAACTTACTGTATACTTCCTTTACTCTCTCGTCCAATACCCCTCTCCCCCAAATCTGTAAACTGATTTCCCCCAATAGTGTAAATTAGTGAAAAAGCCGCATACCTTTTACGGTTGCGGCCTCGCTCTAAAAGCATTAGGGGGAATGCATTGAGAACACCCTATCTATAACACATGGCTTATACTTTGTCAAGCCCATATAAACGGAAATTTATTATTCCACTTCATTTTGCCGTTAATATATCCACAAGGACAACTACTACTCCACAGGGGGATATGGTTCAAAGTTTGTTTCCGGCTATGAGAGGGGGTAATTCGCCCGGGTTATAACATTTTGTCAATACCCCCGGGGATGGTATAACATGGAAGTTATAGGGCAGATGGTGCGGCGTATTATTGCATTAAATATATTATTTAACGCATAATTGCAACGCTATTGTGTATACAATTCAAGCGGATGCCTGGAATTGTAGCCCCATACCCATACAATTCAAAAAATGCGCTTGTCAAATTGTTAAACAATTCTAAAACGCAACAGAAAAACTGCTTTTTGTTATAGGCTCTGCCTATAGCGGTTATAGGCTCAGACTATAACAAATACATGAGAGCCGGTTACTCCTTTATATAATCTCCTATTTATTAATCTATATGCTTTCAATTATATATCTATCCGCTTGGCATATATAACCTATATATTATGAATATATAAGATATAGCGGATGGATGCAGAGTATAATCGTTTGTGTATGGCATCATATACGCCAATATATTATAGCCGGCAGTATATGAGAGCCTGGGTTTCATATACATATGCACAGATAATTATATGTTGGTTTGTTTTGGTGAGAATGTTATATCTAGTACGCTGCCCATTGCTTCCGCTATTGCTTGAAGCGTTGAGAGCCTCATATCACTATGCCCCACGCTTCGGTGTATATTCCCCGAAGACATTCCCATGATGCGCCCTATTTCGTCAATGGTAAATCCGTTTTTTATGCATTCAATCTTAATAAGCTTCGTAAGGTCTTCCCTTGTGTTTATAGTCATGCCGTTTTCCTCTCCTTCCCCATTAAAGACCATACCACAAGGCCGGACAGATGTCTTATATATTTTGGTTTATAGTGTGCCTGGATTCTAACAAAATATATATTAGACTTCCCCTCTCTTATATGATAGGATTAAGGCAGAAAAAGAAAGGCTGCCCATCATATATGGGAGCGGAAAAGGAGAGCAATATGAAAATCTATCACGAAGCCGATGTTAATTATCTTCGCACCAATTCTTGGAGCGGAGCCGCCGACAGAATCGCAGAGCTTACCGATTCGGAGCTTGAAACTATCCTCTTCCTCTTGGAAGATTGCGAGGATGGCGATCCGATAAGCGAAACGGAATTGAACGATTTCTTTTGGTTCGATGATGACACCTATGCCGAATGGCTTGGCTACAGAGATGCGGAGCATCTTTGGACGGCAAAGGAGCATGAAGGGGAACGCCTTTTCTATGATGGCTGCACCTACATCACCGAAGCCGAAGCGAAGCACCAGTTTGCGGAATACCTTGCAGATTGCAAGGAGAACGGCGAAGAAGCTGAGTATGAAGATTGGGAAGAATTCGCCGAAGGCGAATACGATGATGTGACGATTTGAAACAAGATCCCCATCTGATGATGGCCTGCCGGTAACAGACCGAAACCGCCTTTAGGCGGTCATGGGAAACCAAATAAAAGCAAAGGAGATGCAAAATGAATTTCAATTACAGTTATTACGAAAATGTCCGGCACGATGTCGAGACATTGATGGATGAGAACGATGAGTTTTTCTTCGGCCTTTATGCCGATTTCAAAAACGAGACAATTGATGAATGGGTATGCCTTATGTGCGAGGCGTTATGGGACACGAATTGCGTTACCGGCGGCGAACGTGGTTCTTACACCTTCGGAGATAGTGAAGCGGCGAAAAAAATCGTTCTGTCCCACCTTGATGAGGTACACGATGCAGTTTCTCACTATATCTATGGCGGTGTACACGGCACAAGCGAAGAAGCGAGTGCGGAAATTGTCGAGCATTGGCTTTCTAATGATTGGGAATGGCTTGATGTAATGGTTCGTCAGTACTGGCTTACAATCGTACTTTATGACATTGCCGAAGACCTCGACCGCAACAACATGGAAATGAATGGCGAGTATTATTTCAAGCACTAACCTTCTGCCCCTTTTGGGGCATCTCTAATGCGGCCTATGTCCGTCCCAAGCCGGAACGAAAAACGCAGAGGGGAGAAATCAAGAGAGGAGTTAAAAGATGAAACTGGGAAACGCAAAGGTCACGGCTAAAAGGTCTGCCGTGCAGAAAAGGGACGGCTTCGGTGTTCTGCCTTGCTCTGCTTGCGCCTTGGCTTCCGTCTGTGAGAGAAAATGCATTGGATGCTCGAACGGAGTCAACAAGCGCAGCGTATACGCACTCATGCGTAGGAATACGCTAAAGGAATCGGCTAAATATTTCTACGAAGTATATGAGGCATATGCCGACCACCTTCGTGAATGGGGAAACTACACCGAATCGCTCGGCTTCATTTTAGATCAGAGCCACTATGATTTTATAAATGGTTCTTGGAAAGTGGATGCCTTAAAAGAGATTGTCGATGTTTGGTCAAAGGAGCTTCGTGCGGAATATCTGTGAACCAGGCCCCAAGTGAAAAACCGCTTTCTGCCGTGAATCGGAGAACGATGCCAAACTGATAAGTTTCGGTGCTTGCTCATTCACAAGCTCACGGCTTCCGGCCTCAAAGGCCGACCAATTAAACGAAAGGAGAAACAAGATGAAGATTCAAAAGATTTCTGTCATTGACACCAAAGACGGAAAAGACTACGGACTTTTCGACTCGTTCGATAAGGTCAAGAAGGTTCTGAAGGGTAAGAAAAACACAAGCGGAAGATTTCTGCTTTCTGTGGTCGATGTCGATATTACCGGCAAAGTAGAGACAATGTACACCGGCGGCGGCATTTGGATAGCCGCCATGTATATCGATGATTCCCATTATCTCGTTGTGGACAATGACTATGAGGATTTGTCCCTCTATGACCACAACGGAGAGGACGAGGATTCCCTCTTCCCTCTGCAAAACTACATTACCGCATGGGACGAGTCCTATATGCCGGATGACAAAAGGGAAGCTTATAACAAACTCCATTTAGCTCTTATGAAAGCGGTTGACAAGGACTCCCCATCCTATAGATAAGAAAGGATTAAGGACATGGGATACGAAAGCAAAGTGATAGCAATTCAGAGAGTCGAGTATGAAACGCCCACCGGCAATACGCTTGTCTTCGGCGATGAAATCGCACATTTCGATCTGTGCAAAATGGGTGACGAAATGGTTGACGGAAAGCGGTTCAACGAGGTTTTCACCAAGCCTATTGATTTCGATTTGTACAACATGGCAGAGCATTCTGCGGATGACGAATGGGATCGCCGCACGGATTGCTACGGAGCTATCTGCAAGATGGCTACCATCGAGGAAGTGATGGCCTGGGTTGAGAAATCCGAAACCATCAAAGAATACAGAAGGGCGCAGTTGTTCTACAGTTTTCTGCTTGCGCTCGTTGCTCATCAGCATAAGTTCGGAACGATAATGCTTGTCCACTTTGGGTATTAATTGAGAGGAGATTAATAATGAACAAGTTCTATTTCTACGATTCAGAAGGGCGAAGCTTCGCCACTTGTTTCGGAAATCAGGCCGCAGAAAGCATCATTCATGAATGTGCATATCTTGCCAGTATTGGAGAGACTCCATACTATGCATTAAGCGATTCCGGCAAGAAGTCATTAATGTATATCGACAGATTTTACATTGAGTGCGAGAAGAAATGTGTTTGCTTCGAGATCAAACCGAACACGATGTGTTCTGTTCCCAAGGGTATTCAGAAAGCCCTTTCCGCTTTCAACCACGTTGCCGGCCTTTGGATTTATAAGGGGGTGAAGAAATGAAAAAGTATCAAGTCATTGGCGGTCAGTATGTCTTCTGTCACTATGGTGAGGCCGACACATTAAAAGGGGCGATGAGAATTGCTCGGCAGCACGAAGAGTATTGGGACAATTGGCAAGGTTGGCACGTTCCGTCCATCTATTCTGCGGATGATTGTATGGATGTCGAACCTACGGAATTCAACTTTGACGGAATCGTTCCGAAACCTGGGTCTGCTCCAGTTGCGGTCTGCGACTACTACCGCAACGAATGGATTAAGAGAGAGGCCTAACACTTGAGCCGTTGGGGTGCTTCTGCAAGTCGGAAGCGTTGCCGTTCAACTCGGCAAGCGGCCTTCTGCCCAACCGGGCAAATAAAACTTAAGGAGAAGAACAATGGAAAGAAAGTATTTCGCAAACAACTACGGCCTCAAGGCTCAGATCGCCACGCTTGAGAATGGGCAGTTCTGCCTCACTCGGTATAGCTACGCCGATATGATTATGCAGAATCAGATCGTTGAGCAGCACATCTGCGACACATTCGAGGATGCGCTCGAAATCATCAACCGCATCTATCGTTTGGATTCTAAGATGGAAGAGGTTGACGAAGCGGCGTTTCTCGCCACTTTCACGATTGACAGAAAAGAGGTGTTTTCCCTCAATACTGGCGGTGTTGCCTATGGGATTTCCCTTGCGAGTATGCCGTGCGGAAAAACGCAGAACATCATTATCCGGGTCGGTCGGAAGATGTATTACATGGATGTTAATAAAGACTGCGATTGTGCGTGTGTTGAGGTGTACGATTACCACAAGGTTCGGAACAGCTTTAGCAAGTATGGGGCGAATCACCATTTCGTGATGTGCAAGCCGGATGCGTACCTTACAAAGAAATTTTTCGAGAGAATCGCAGAAATCCAAATCGCACAGCACATCGTTGACGAATTTAGCAGAGTCGTGAAATAAGGGGGGCAACATGAGTACAGTTATCATTCTTACCCTTCTGCTTCTCGGCGCATGGTGTGTACTGCGTGGTGTGTGGAAGCTGTTGAAGATGTTTTGGGCATGGTGGTGCAAGGCCGCTGACAAGCTGATGAGTCTTCTGCGGATGCGGAAGGACGAGCCGGAAGAGGTGGTCGAGGTTGAGGCGGTTGCCCCTTCTGTCGAGGAATTAGACAGAAGCGAAGAGCCGGAAACCATCACCCTTGAAGAGGTTGCAAGGATCGCTGAGATTGCGGTACTGCGGCACATGGTCAACTACTTAAGCATTGAAGCCCCTTCTGCCCCGGTTGCGGAAGAGGAAGAGGAAGTCGAGGAAGAGCCGGAAGAAGTCGAGGAAGAATCAGAGGAAGAGGAAGACGGCATGAGCGATTGTCTGAAGAGGGCAATAGCAAGAGCGGAAGAAGCGGAGCGAGAAGCACAGGAGCAGGAAGATATAGAGTATCTCGAAGGATACTTAAGCCAACTTGAGAAGCGGTTAAATGTTCTGCTTCTGCGGAAGGACAGGCTGTTAGCCCTTGGCACGAAAGAGTCAAGCCGGAGTTGGAGAGGCAACGAATACGATATCAACTACACGAAGCGAGAAATCGCCAACAGCAAGAACGAATTAAGGAAAATCAAAGTAGGTTTCTGAAAGGAGAAAGAACATGAAGACTTTTGATGGATTCAAAGTCGAGTTGGCATCGCAAGTCCTGTATGCCGGAGAATGGGGCAAGGACGATTGCGAATGGGATTGGGAAACGGAAGACTACTACTTCTTTGACGAGGTAGAAGCGGAGCAGTTTTTCAAGAAGCAGAGGCGTAAATGCAATGTTGATACGCCAATCATCAGTTTATACGAGTGCACCATTGAATACGAATACGGAAAGTATTCTTACTATCGTGGGGATCTGATTGCAGAGATGGCGAACACGGATTCCGGCATTGAAGTTTGGTGGCGTGACAAGTAAAGAGGGGCAAAAGCCCCTCTTTTTTTTGCTTAAAATTGTATAGACAATTTATCGATTTGTCTAAGATATTCCTCACGTTTGCGAGAAGGCCGCTATTCGCCCAATTTTGCCGTTTTGCCACTTTAATGCGTAATTGTGCCACAAAAGGCGCAGAATCGATTTAAGGGGCATTTCCGTGCGTTACAGAGGCATTCTCACATTTGTTATCATGCCCGGTTGTTTGCGGCTTGTAATCTCCTCGCCTACATGGCGGCAAGCACTCGGCCTTGCTCCTCAGCCACTCGAAGAAGCACTCGTCCTTGAGTTCGCATTCCGGGCAGTTGTAGTCTTCCGTCATCCGAACACCGCCACAAGCAATTGAGATGTAATGCAACCGATAAAGCCGCCGATAAATCCAACAAGGATAAGTTTCAAATCACGCTTTCTTCTATCGCTCATTTCTTTTTCACATCCTTTACTTTCGCTTCTATGATGTCTCCGTCCGGGAGTGCCGCCGCTTCCTTGGCGAGTTCGTCAAGTGACTTCTTTCTGTCTACTGTGCTTGCCGTTTCGAGTCTGACCGCATCGCTATATCCGAACCAGTTTTTGGCGAGGAAGACCACAGTTGCGGAAGGTATCTTCCCGGCAAGGGCGGTATCTGCGAAACTTTGATGCAGAAACTGGTAGATTCGTGCCGCCGTCCTCTTCTGTTCCTCTGAGCCAACTCCTGTTAGCCATGTCGATAGGTCATCGGATGTGATGCCCAACCATGCCGCAAGGGCAGGGGGATTCGGTCTGAGGCCGCTGTTTCTGCAAGACAAAGCATACTCCGTTACTCTCTGTTCCACATCTGCCGGATCGTTTAGGTTGACAGGGGGGCGGCTGAGTGCCGCCCACGCATGACCGATGAAGAGGTCATTTTCTGCCCTGTTTGCCGCAACCGCCGCTTCCTCTCGCTCGGCAAGGCGTAGTGCCTTTTCTTCTGCCGTGAGCGGTGGTCTGCCGCCTTTGTTCTTCTCTTCTGCCATCTCTCACCTACAGTTTGAAGATATCGTCAAGGTCTTCTTCCGGCGTGACCCACTCGCCGCCCTCGGAATGTCCGGCGATGGATTCCAGTTTCGCATTAACGGAGTAGTGCGTGTACCACTTCGTGCCGTCCTGTGACCGCTGATTGGTAATCTGCGCCGACTCGATTCCGACTACCTTCACCGCCTGTGGATTCTTCAGTTCGGCGGCGTTGGTTGCCCAAATGTCAATCTCATCGTAGCCCTTCTCGGCCTTGACCTTCAGCAACGCCCATGCGCCCTTTTTGCCCATTCCGCTCTTCAGCGTCTTCGCCGGATAGATTTCACCTACTTTGACAGCTACTGCCATATATTTATCTCCTTTGCATATTATTCATTTGTCTTGAATAAATTACAGACTCGTTCATAGTCCTTCTGCTTGATGTCTTTCGTGGACGAGAATCCGGCGGCGATGATTTTCTGCTTGGCCTCGTCACCGCTGAACCCGGCCTCTGCCGCAAGGGCGTACACTCTCCGCATCTGCGCCGTGGTAATGGTGCTGTTCTCGTCCATCGTTGCTTTCAGATCGTTGGCCTTTGCCATAAATGTTTCGTTCTCCATATCTTGCGAGAAGAGGTCTGAAAGATTAGCAAGTGAAATCGTAGCCGCCACAAGCGAACGCTTTTCAGCCATTTTCAAGCTACTGTTCGCAGAGTCAAACGGAGTGCTGAAGCCATTGCGCCGCTCTGAAGTGTTTGCGCTTCCGTGTCCGTTGCTGACGATATGCTCCACGCCGTTTTGGTCAAGCTTGTATAAATCGCACCGCACCCGGTAGAAGAACAGCGGTTCTTTACCGCCCTGTTCGATTGCCGACTCCACAGTAAACCGCTTCATGAGGCCATAGGCCATGCAGACCTTTTCTGCGCCGCTCTTGTAGAGGCTTGGCTGTTTGGTTTTGGGAATCACACCGAAGTCCACATCCCTCTTCAGCGTGACAGGCGCACCGCCCGGAAGCGTAACAGAATAGTTCCCCCTCTTGGCCTCAATCACGGCCTGTTCTGCTCGTTCATAAACCACAATGTTCTCGTTCATTTCTTCCCCTTCTTTCTATAAGCTTTCTGAATATCATATTTAAGATTTACTAATGACCACGCCACCGAACCGCTTCGGAAGTCTCTCTCCTTGTCGAAGTTGTCAAGGGATGCAAGGCGGTAGCTTCCGTCCGACTTTAGATGTAGGACATAGCGTCTGATGACTACATCCTTGCCCATCCAATCGTCATTCACACGCCACACACTCTTGACCATCTCCGGCGTTCCGTCCATGTCCTTCATTGCCTCGATGGCATCCCGGTAGAGGATTGTCTGACAGCTTGCTCCGATGAAAGCATCCGTGGAAAGTGAGGCGTAGGTCTTGATGTCCACCACACAGGGCTTGCCGTCAATCTTTCCGTATCTGTCTACTGTTCCGGCGTAGAGCGGATTGTCACCTATATATCTGACATATCCTACTATCTGCTCTATACTCTCCCACTTGGGCGTGTAGTCTCTGATAAAGTCAAAGTACGCTCTGACATATCCTTCGATGCTCGGATCTACTTCCGGGTCGAGGCCGTAGTCGATAGCCTCACACGCCTCATGCACCGCCGTTCCCCTTGCCGCCGCCTGTGCGAGGACGGATTGGTTAATGTCTTTGTATCGGTCTGCCGATAGGGGTGCAAGAATCTCTGATACGCTCGGAATCACCACGCCGCCCACGGAGTATTCGTGCTTGTCCTCGTTGAAATCTATTCTCATTTTTTCCCCTCTTGGATGAAGTCTCGCCGTTCCTTACAATAGGGGCAGTACATCGTCTTAACGTGTCCGTCCCCTGTCATCTTTCCCTTCTTTTTTGCGGCGTACATAGTCTCGCCGCAAGATGGGCAACGGAACAGCCGCATCTCAAATGACTTCCGACTCGCCATTCTGCTTCTCCGGCAATCTGCCTGTCTGCTGAATGAGGTTCACGGCGATTCCGATGACATGGCCTGTCGAGCCGTTGCCGCCCATCTGAATGTTGCCGTCCTTGTCGGTTACGGCAAAAACAAGGGCGCACCCATCTTCTGCCGCAAGTTCTCCGCTCCTCGTTGCCTCAAGCACTCGCTCGATAGTCAGCGGAGCTTCCACCACCTTGACTTCCGTTTTCGGTTCTTCCACAACCTCACTCCCCTTTCTGTCTTTGAACAGTTTCATTTCTTACCTCACTTTCTAACCTATCCCTTTCTAATCTCATCATGAGTATCAGATCGATGTCCTTCCTTGCCGTTTCGGCTCTTACCAATGCGGACTCCATCGTGTCCAACCACTTAACCTTTTGTTCGTATGTCATGCCTCACCATCCCATCTCTTTTATTTCTTTTGGAGTACGCCACTTATTGTCATAGCAACACACAAGCATAGGTGTTCCGTAATAATCGTCCGGCCTTCCAAGTCCTTCCCACCAAGCCCAGTAAGCAAAAAACGTAAACGGTTGCTCTTGTGGGAACTCTCCACGGCGTACCTTTTCAAGAAACAATATCAAGTCATGGTTGAAGGTCATTCCCAATCTCCTTGCCGAAAATGTCTTTAACGATTCTTCGGATGTACTCTCTGATGTCCATCTCTTCGCCGTTCTCTATCACGAATATACCAACGCACTCGTCAAGGTTTATCGTGACCTTATACGGTGGTCTTTCAAGTGTGTTCATGTCTCCCCCCACAGAATCGGAAAGATGCCGTTCTTGACCATTGCGATGATGCCCCAAACGAACAGCACCGCCATGCCGATAAACGCCAAGATGGCAATCAGCAGAATTAGTGCCATGAAGAAATTCACAATCTTGTTATCGTCTTCCATTAGTCTCTCCTACCTACCGTATATGTCATCCCACTCCCTTTATTTGTTGACCAGTTGTTTTCCTGTAGCCACTCGATTCGGTGCTTCAGAAATGTGACTTGTTTCTCAAGGTCTTTTATCTTTTCTTCAAGCCTTGCTTCGTTTGCTCTCGCCAAATCACTTTCCGAATAGCACGAACAACATCCGGGCATATATCCTTCCATCACTCTCTCCTCTCTTCTGCACAAGTCACCTCGTTCCAGTTCGGCGTTACCTTCAGCGGTTCTCCGCACGGAACGGTAACTGTCTGCCACCAATTGCAATCCTGTTTCTTCAGTTCGCAATATCCACAAGGCAGATGGTATTTTCAATTCCCGTACCAAGATGAATTTACGCTTGTCCCTGTTTCTGTTATCGTGCTTGTTATCATTCTTCTCTCCTCTCTGCGGCCCAATGTGGTATTTCTAAAAGCAGTTCCTTGGTTTTTCCGCAGTACATACACTTTGCTATTATTCTGTACACGTTGCCGTTCTGTTTCTTTTCTGCAATATAGAGTTCTATTTCAGATGGCTTGTACCAATGCTGACCGAAGATGCAAGATATTCGCTTCATTCTTCGCTCCTCTCTGCCGGGATGATTACTGGCACACTCTTGATAATGTCTCTGAGTTCTTCGGTCGGAATCGTTTTGCCTTTGGAATACGGATGATAATACCGCTCCTTATAAAACCAGTTTTCTATCCACGATTCCAACTCGTTAACATCCACTAAGTCCCCATGCTCAGGGATCTCGATAAGGGGACAATCAGCATATCTTTCCCCTCTTAATATGGCATCATCGACATCGCAAAACTTCAATGCGCTACAACGCATCCCATTTACCATAAAATCACATACACAACACTCTTCCGGCATCTTCATGCCCTTAATCAGTACGCTCATCCGTCCACCTCGTTTTTGCTTCCGCAGTTTGGGAAGTAATTCCAATTTCCGTTCTCATCTTCGACAGCTTCCGCATATCCGTCCGCTCTCCCCTTTTCGTAACCGATGGCCTCATGCGCCTCGGCAATCTTGTCGATGTCGATGGTAGGCATCTGCTCAAGTAGGCCAATGACCTCGCCAATGGTGTCAAAACGCTCTTTTGATGTGTCGATTTTTGCGTACATCATTTGGCATCCTATCAGCGCATTTCTCAGCGCATCCGCATCAATTAGTCTCATCCGTCCACCGCTCCTTCCCAAAACAGCCGCCGTTCTTCTCCCTGTCTGCACTTCAAGGCTTCGTACTCGCA